CCGCTCCGCCGCTCCGCCGCTCCGCCGCTCCGCCGCTCCGCCGCTCCGCCGCTCCGCCGCTCCGCCGCTCCGCCGCTCCGCCGCTCCGCGCCTCAAAAACTCCGTTATGGTGTCCTAGTACCTTTTCGGTATAAAAAACGATTCTAGGCCCATGCACAGATCAAATAGAGGGTATCCCGTAGGGCTATGGCATGCGGCCGCGCGCCGCTTATCGGCGAAGCGGATGCGCGCCGCTTGTCGGCGGAGCGGGCGCGCCGCTTATCGGCGGAGCGGCTGGCGTCGATCGGCGGTCAGCCAACCCGGCGATCGGCGGCGGCGGGATATTCCCTCCCCGGTCAGTACACCCGCCTTTTCGAAAAATTTTAAAAATACCCCCCTTTTCGAAAAATTTTAAAAATACCCCCCTTTTCTCCTCACCGCCTAAGCCGTCTAAGCCGTCCAAGCCGTCCGAGCCGTCTTTTCTCCTTTCCCCTTCCCCCAAAATTTTTTAAAAAATAATTTTTACCCCCCTCTTGCGATTTTTGCGTTCATCTGTTACACTATCCCCATGGCCCAAGAAACTTTTCAGGCTGAGGCGGCCCTGTCTCCGTCGGGCGTTCCTGTTCCGCCCGCCGTCATCACCCCGCGCTCGTCGATAAAACGTGCGCTCAATCGAATCGGTGCGAGACAATTCGACCCACTCACCGGCCAAACCTATGACGAGCAGCTGGCCCTAGTCGCGTGGGAGCGGGCCATTGGTGGAAACCTGGAATGGGCCAAATGGCTTTCCAATCGCAAAGAGGGGATGCCCCTTCAAGGCGTTGAAGTCGGCGGCACCGACGGCGGGCCTATCTCCGTTTCAATTCTTTCTTTCGCCGGGGCTTCCGCCGTTAAGCCTATTGATGTTACGCCCGACCACGACCACGACCACGACCCCATCCTCGGAGAACTCGTATAGCATGGGGAATATAATCCTCCCCCACAATTTTTCTCCTCGCCCTTACCAACTCCCCATCCTCGAAGCCTTCGACAAAGGCTATAAGCGCGGCGTTCAAGTTTGGCACCGTCGGGCGGGGAAAGAAAAGACGGACCTCAATCTCCTGGTAAAAAAGATGTTCGAGCGCGTCGGGGCTTACTACTACATTTTCCCCAAGTTGACCCAAGGGCGAAAGATTCTTTGGGACGGCGTGGACAAGAACGGATTTAAATTCTTGGATCACTTCCCCAAAGCGCTGCGCGACGGGCCGCCGAATCAAACCGAAATGAAGATCAAGGCTACAAACGGCTCGATTTTTCAGATCGTGGGCTCAGATCATTTTGACACGGTGGTTGGTACTAACCCCGTCGGGATTATCTTCTCCGAGTATTCTCTGCAAGACCCGATTTGTTGGAGCTTTTTCCGTCCTATCCTCGCTGAAAACGGCGGGTGGGCGATATTTAACTTCACGCCTCGCGGCGAGAATCACGCTTTCGATCTTTACGAACTTGCCAAAAACGACCCTAAAAATTGGTTCTGTCAACTTCTCACCGTCAAGGACACCAACGCCATCCCTCAAAGCGTCCTCGACCAAGAAAGGCGCGAGATTATCCGTCTTAACGGTAACGACGCGATCTTTTGGCAAGAATACTTTTGTTCTTTCTCCGTTCCTATCTCCGGCGCGTATTACGCCGAGCATTTGTCGCGCGCTTATGCCGAAGGGCGTATTGGGCGCGTTCCCCACGACCCCCACGTTACCGTCGATACATGGTGGGATTTGGGGATAAACGACCGCATGGCGATTTGGTTTACGCAGCGAATCGGGCGCGAATATCGGGTTATTGATTATTACGAAAATTCCGATAAAGGATTGCCGCACTACATTCAAAAATTGCAAAGCAAAGAGTATATTTATGGGCGGCACACGGCTCCCCACGACATAAACCAACGCGAACTTACGTCGGGCAAATCGCGGATTGATACGGCGGCGGAACTCGGAATAAATTTTGAGGCGGCACCGTTTCTCCACGTTTCCGACGGCATAGACGCGGTGCGCGGTTTACTCCCGAAGGTTTGGTTTGACAAGGATAAATGCCGCGAAGGATTAAACGCTTTGAAGAACTACCGCAAAACGTACGACGATGTACGAAAGACGTATCTGAATAAACCCTACCACGATTGGGCCTCCAACGGAGCAGACGCATTTCGCACGTTCGGCGTCGCTTCGGAACAAGGCACATCGGGCGAACCTACCGGCCACGGTGACCGTTATTACCGGAAACAAAACAAAAAAAGTACTAGCAATCCAGCCAGCGTATTTGGTTAAATCCAAAGCGCCGGAGGGATTACAATGAGGGAAGCCGAAATTCGCGCGAATCGCGCGGCAGACGCGAGACGGGTAATGCTCGTCTTGAGACAGTTAGAGTTCGTACAAACACGCCTAGAGGCGGTCGAAGCCGTAACGAAAAATGTAGGTTGGTTCATTCGGCTATTTCGCCCCGCTACTTTTTATTTCGTAGTGGACCGAACGCAGAAAGAGCTACTTGCAAAGCGCGAGAAAGAACTCGCGGAAGCGTCAAAGAAGGTGGAGGCAAAGAGTAAAATCCTGAGAGTTTAAAACGCGAGGTTGAGTGGCGAAGAAAGATAAGCTAACCATAGATCGGAGTCTCGCAGACTTCAGAAGCGCCTATCGAGCCAAGAGCAAACTCGTTAAGCGCGAGAAAGAGGATTTTCTATTCGCCCTCGGGGACCAATGGCGTTCCGAGGACGTACAGAAATTAGATTTAGCCGGAGTGCGCCCGATGACCGACAATCGGATTGCGCCCAATCTCTTTCTCCTCACCGGGTTAGAAAGACAAAATAGAACCGACTTCAAGGCTTTCCCCGAAGGCGAAGAGGACGGACTCAAAGCCGAAGTCGCTTCCGTCCTTCTCAAAGACGCAATTAAAAAGTCGGGCTTCACTTACAAATCTTCCGAGCAGTTTAAAGACGGCATTACGGCGGGAGAATCCCATCTTGAACTTTTCCTCGATTTTACCGAAAGCCTAATCAACGGGAAGCCCCAATGGGCCAAATGCGACGGCGATTGTCTTTTCCCCGACCCTACATCGCGCGAATACGATTTCTCCGATGCCCGCTACGTTTACAAGTTCACCAAAAACGTAGAGCTAGAAGATTTGGTTAATCTTTATCCCGATTCGGAAAAAGTTATTCGCGAAGCGGGGCATGGGCGTTTCGATTTAGACGCGGCGCTCGAACTCAGCGGCACCCATCGTCAGCCGAAGGACTACCCGACCGAACAAAATCCTTCGTCATCGACGGACGAGGAGAATACGCGCGAAGGATTCGATCTTATCGAGCGGTATTACAAAAAGTGGGTTAAGCACATTTTTGTTGGGGATATGAAAACGGGAGAGCTTAACGAAGTTAAGTCCCGAGAAGATGCGGAGGCTTTTATCTCCGAGTACCAAGCGGGCATCGTTTCGGACCAAGCGGCGTATCAAGAGGCGATTACGCAAGACCCAAATACGCCGATCCCTTCCCCGGACCAGGACCCCGAGCGATTTAGAATTATCGAACGCCAAGTTCCCGAAATGTGGTGCTTCGCGCACACCCCCGGCGTTCCCAAGCCTCTTTCGGATAAGCGCGCTTGGTTTTATCCGAAGTGGAAAACCTATCCCTTCGTTCCTTACTTCGCGCGTTTCTCCACGGCCCCGCTAAAGGGCGATGAGCGTCACCTTCTCATTCAGGGTTTGGTTCATGGGGTAAAGGGCGCGCAAGAGAAGCACAACAAGGCCGAAATGCTAATGATTCGGCATTTAAACAGCGCCACGAACTCGGGATGGATTGCCGAAGAGGGCGCGTGGATAGACGAATCGAAGGTTCAACAATTTGGGGCCGCTCCCGGCGTGAACTTAACGTATAAACGCGGGATGAAGAAGCCCGAACGCATTTTTCCTATGCCGCTTTCCGATGCTCATCGCATTATTTCAGCCGAAAGTGCTGAATCCATTAAAGCGCAGCTCGGGATAAATGCCGATTTATTAGCAACCCAAGATTCGGGCAGGGCTTCGGGCCGAGCGATTGCCTTGCGCCAGCGTCAGGGCTTGCTCATGGTGCAAGAGCTATTCGATAATCTAACGCGCAGCCGCGTCATCGCGGGGCGGTTCTTACTTACGCAACTCGGAGAGATTTACGATACCGAGACGGCGTTTCGCGTCTTGGGCGAACAATTTTTGCAAAAGAATTTCCCGCCGCTGCAAATTCTCAATGAACAAACCGGCCAGCCGGAGCCGATGCAAGACCCTGCAACGGGACAACCCATGCCGTTTGACAAAGAAATGGCCGTCACGGTATTGGAGGACGTACTCGCCGGAGATTTGGAACGCTACGATGTAGCGGTAGGCGAAGCGGTTGCAAGCGAGAGTCAGAAACTTGCCAATGCCGCCGAAGTACGGGAAGTCGCGCAGATGTTCCCCGGCGCTATTCCGCCCGACGTTCTGATTCGTAATTCGCAGTTGCCGGAAGCAACAAAGACGGAAATTCTTAACGCCTTACAACAGGCGCAAGCCGCACAAGCGCAAGCCGCGCAAGGGGCCGCACCGCCGCAAGGTAAATCCCCGACCGAGGCTGCGATTTAAAGGAGAACAACTATGAGCAAGAACAAAACCGAAGATATTTTAGGTTCTTTAGCTGACGCCTCAACCCCGGTTACTGAGGCTTCGATGGAAGATATTTTAGCCTCTACAGCGACAGCGACGGCAACGGTGATTGAGCCCGACGCTGAATTGGAGATAAAGCCCGAGCCCGTTGAGCCCGAGCCCGAACCAACTTCTATGAAAGCGCAGCTTGCCGTTAAGAACGCCGGGGGCGGACAGTCTTTAGCGGATAGAGTTGCCGAGTCTCGAAAGGCGCTCGACGCTCCGCTTCCTCCGGGGCAAAAGTTTTTTGAATCGCCCGAAGGTTTTATCATGATCGCTTCGGCGGACGAAGATCATGTTTGGTGCCGGGATTCTGGGGTAAAAGGCGCTCGGATTAACCCGAAGCGATAATGGATATGATAAAAACAAAAACGTATAGCGATACGATCATCGAACGGATTGCACGAATCGCTCATGAGGCGAATCGGGCTTATTGTGAAGATACGGGCGATAATTCCCAGGATGAATGGGGTAAAGCCTACGATTGGCAAAAGCAATCCGCGATTGGTGGTGTGCGGTTTAAACTCGATAACGAGGACGCAACGCCAGCCGATCAACATGAGGCTTGGTGTGAAGCGAAACGTGCCGACGGGTGGAAGCATGGCCCGGTTAAGGATATCGAAAAGAAAGAGCATCCTTGCATGGTTGCATACAGCGAGTTACCGTCAACCCAACGGGCGAAAGACTTTTTGTTCGTTGGGATCGTGAAGGCCATGCAGAAGTTTTACGACGGGGAAACCCGATAGAGGAAAATTAAAATGGCTGAGAACGAAACTAAAGAACCAACAACTGTAATCGTACCTCCTGCGGAAGAGGCGAAAGCCCCCGTGGTTGAGGTCCCTACGCGCGATGATTTAGTCAAAGCGAATTGGAAGAAAGAAGAGATTGACGCCGCTGAGAAGCGGGGGTTTTTGAAGAAGCCCGAAGGCGAGGAGAAGGAAGAGAAGGAAGAGAAGGAAGAGAAGGAAGAGAAGGGCGAGGAGAAGGAAGAGAAGAGCGAGGCGAAGGAAGAGGCGAAACCCGCGTCGAAAGGTTCATCGCTTCCCGATTTTTCGCTTACGCCGGAGCAAGAGGCTAAGTTTTCAGATACGTTTGGCCCCGGAACGCCGGTCCGCGGAATTTATTTCCGAATGAAGAACGAGCGCAGCCGCCGTCAAGCGATTGAGGCCCAAGCGCGCGAGAAGGATCGGATCATCGAACAATTACGGTCTGAGGTAAAAGCGGTTAAAGAGAATCCCGCCGCTTTCTTGCCCGCAACGGATGAAGAGGGGAATCCCGTAGACCCCGAATCGCAGCCCGTTACGCTCAAGGCGCTTAAAGAGAAAGAAGCGCGCGAAGCCGAGGCTCGACAAATCGAGGAGCAGAAGCGACAAGAAGTCGCAGATCGGTTGAAAGCCGCGCACCAAGACCAAGAAGAATACGCGCGCTCTATTCATGCTGATTTCGACGACACGCTCGTAAGGGCAAAAGAGGTTATCACCAATCTTGATTCGATGGTCCCCGAAAAATGGAAGCGGGACAAGATCGCGGGGCTTATTCGGGATATGCAAGTCTCTGCGGTTAAAGCGGATACGATTGATCTTGACGGCTATACCACGGCTCTGATTGCTTATGAGATTGGGCAATTTCATCCTGAGTATGGAAATACGCGAGAAGCAAAACCTACGGGGGCTAAGACAGACCCGAAAGCAAACGGGGGCCAAACGCCCGAGCGATTGAAGCGCATAGTAAAAAATACCCAACGAGCGGGTTCGAGTGCAGCACTTCCGGCTGGCGGGGGATCGCGCGAGGTTGCAGTTGATGATGTAACCGAGCAAGACCTCGTTAGAATGAGCGCGAGAGAGCGGTTGGCTTTCCGCCAGAAGCACCCGGAGCAGTACAAAAAACTCGTTCGGGGTTAAATTAAAGGAGGTTAGTCACACGAAATGGCTAACACAATAACGATTGACGCGCTTCGTAAGGAGCTTTGGTCCAAGGAGCTTCTCGACGATGTGATGCGTGACGTAACGAACGTGATGGGTTTCGCGGGTGAGGACGAGAATAACGTCATCCAAATCAAGCGGGAACTCATGAAGGAAAAGGGCGATACTCAGACCTTTGGTTTGGTAGCGCGCTTGTCGGGCGACGGCGTGACCGGCGATGACGAACTCGAAGGTAACGAAGAGGCGATGACTTCTTTCTCCGAGCAAGTTAGCATCGACCAGATTCGCAACGCCGTTCGCTTAAAGGGAAAACTAGACGCGCAGAAGGTTATCTACGACCAGATCGCTCAGGCTCGTTCCAACCTCCGCGTTTGGATGAAAGAGTACATCGTCCGCCAGATGTTCTTCAAACTCGGCGGAGTGACCAACACCACGCTCGTTGACACCGCTGGCAACACCATCGGCGTTCGCGCAGCTTGGTCTAACACCCCTGACTTCATTCCTGACGCCGACACGGCTGATGGTTTGGGGAACCGCTACCTCCGCGCGGCTCGTTCCGGCGCTGGCGATGGCACCGACAACCTCGTTGCGGGTGATACCATGACCCTCGACGAAGTTACGAATGTTGCGACTCTCGCCAAATTGGCGCAGCCGCAAATCCAGCCGATCGAGCGTGACGGAGACAGCTTCTACGTCATGTTCCTTCATCCGTATCAGGCTCGGGACATTCGGAAGTCGTCCGACTGGAAAACCGCGCAGCAAGACGCTCAGCGGCGTGGCGAGAAGAACCCTGTATTCCGGGGCGCTCTCGGTTTTTGGTCGAACGTCCTTCTCTTGGAGAACGAGTTCGTTCCGTGGCTCGACGTTTCTGAGGCTGGCAACAGCTTCCGTGGCGCGGCAACGGGAACGGATGCGGCGGTCGATATGGCCCGCGCGCTTCTCTGCGGACGCCAAGCGGTTCTTTACGCCGAAGCGTCAAACCCCGAGGCTCTTGTCGTCGAGCAGTTCGACTACAAGAACAAGGACGGTGTTGCGGGCTCCTTCATCGGTGGCTTGCAAAAGGCGATGTTCAACTCCAAGGAGTTCGGAGTTATCGCTTTGGACACGGCGGCTGCGTCCTAATAGGGGCGAGGAGAATATAACTAATGGGAGCTATTACAGGAACGCTCGCAGGGAATACGGAGTTTAGCGGTGAGGTAAAACTCATTACCGTTACCGCGCCCGTGGCGGCATCTTCGGATACCATCACGCTTACGGCGGCTTCTCACGGTGGAGCAGTTTCCATCGTTGGAATCGTCGGTGCAACCATCACCGGGGGCTTGGATGCTGCTTTCAGCATGATCCAGGTTTCTTACTCCGGCTTGGTTATCACCGTCGCGTCGTTCGAGCAGGACGGGACCGCAGCGACGGATTTCACCGGCACGACCGTTGAAATCGCGTTGCTGATTAAGACGACCGCCTAACGACTCGTTTAGGCTCAACCTAGCGGTGTTTAGGCTAACCGTCGGCGGGGTGCGACGCCCCGCAAATTTTGAGATTAATACAATGCCGTCATGCCGCACTAAGGAGAGAGCGATGAAAAATATTTTCATAATGTTGGGGCTGCTAATGACGGCAGGGTTGTCGTCGGCTTGGGGTGCAATTCAGACGATTGAGGAGCCGATTGTTTATTACCAAGCGCCTGAGAGCGTTTCGGTATCGACTTCTGCATTTACTAACGTCACATCGACAACGACCCGGATGCGGTTTTTGAGCGCGATATTGATTGATAACCCTTCTTCTAATAGCGCCAAAATGTACGGGCATTTGGGCGATTGTACCAGCACTAGCGTAGCGACGAGTGTTTTGGGGCCGGTCGAAATCGCCCCTGGGTCAAACGGCGGGTTTATTCGACTGGCGGAAGATGTTTGTCTTTGGCTTATATCGCTTCATACGTCAGCGGAAAACGTAACGGTGCAGGGCGTAAAGCAGAATCCACGCAGTAACTAAGGGAGCGGCCACTATGAAAATGTTTAAATCCATTCTTTCGGTCTTTCTATCTCTTTGCCTCGCTTCACCGATTCAAGCGCAGCTTGTTTCTTTCGGGGATTCGAGCATCGACGGGGCTGCGGCCACGCCCGCATCCGTTGACACCGACACGCTCGTAGTGGGTACGGACCCTAAGAGCCTTGATAGCGCTTCCGTCTTAACTTCCTCCGGCGCGGTTGTGTTTCAATCGACCTATACTTCGGCAAATATGTTGACGCTGAAAGATAGTTCGGGGAACAAGAATATTCTTTTTAAGGATAGCTCCGTCGGCGGCGTTATTGAGCTATTTGACGATACTGGCGCGACTATCCTTTGGACTGTTACCGATGACAGTGGTGGGGGTGCCTTGAATCAGTTGCGGGATTCTGGCGGGAATGTCGATATTCGGTTGTCTGCTTCTACTCTCTCCACTTATTTCCGCACCGGCCAAAACTTCGGAATCGGAACGATTACACCCGATACCGATTTTGACGTAGAGGACTCTACCGGCACCGCTCAGATGTTCTTACAAGGAGAGACGGGGGCCGAATTGCGGATTTCGGGTGACATTACCAACGATGCCGCCACGGACGCATTTATCCAGTTTGAGGAAGGAACTACGGATCGCTTTGCGTTGGGGTATGATGGGAGCGCCGATTATTTGGCGATTGATAATGGGACGGGGCTCGGCGCGGCCCCGCTTGTGGTAGTCGAAAGTGGAGGGGACGTCGGCATTAACGACGCTTCCCCCGACGCGGGGCTCGAAGTTAAACAAAAAGCCGCCGATACTTTCGTCCTCGCAGTAACGAGCGCGAGCGATACGACCGGCGATTTGTTTGCGGTTACGAATACCGGGAGAGTAGGGGTAAACGAAGAAACCCCAAATGCAACCTTTGAGGTCGCGGCTCAGTCGGATATTGCCCAGGTATTACAGATTTCTAGCGCTAATGCTTCAACTCCGCTTCTAGTCGTCGAAGGTGGAGGGCGGGTCGGAGTTTTAAACCAGACCCCCGATGCCTCAATGGAGATTGCGGGGCAAGCAGTTGATTCGATAACTTTATTGGTTTCGAGCGCCGATGCTTCGACTTCAATGTTTCAAGTCGATGCGGATGGTAACGTCGGCATTAACGACGCTTCCCCCGACGCGGGGCTTGAAGTTAAACAAAAAGCCGCTGATACTTTCGTCCTCGCAGTAACGAGCGCGAGCGATACGACCGGTGATTTGTTTGCCGTTTTGCCTGGCGGCAACGTCGGTATCGGCACATCGGTACCGGATAGGACTTTGTTGGTTGGGGACGGGACAGGAGCCCCTTCTGTCGGCATTAACGGTCCAGCGTCGGGATCAAAAATAGGATATAACATAGAGGAAGTCGGTTCCCGAAAAGCTTCATTCCAATACGATTCCACGTTTAAGGACCTAATAATAACAAACCATAACGGCGGGGCGGGCTCTGATATTCAATTTGATACCCAGGATTCAGGAGTATATAAGCTTGTAATCACGCACTCCGGCGATGTCGGAGTCAATGATACTTCTCCCGACGCCGGGCTCGAAGTCAGACAAAAAGCCGCCGATACTTTTGTCCTCGCAGTAACGAGCGCGAGCGATACGACCGGTGATTTGTTTGCCGTTTTGCCCGATGGGAAAGTGGGTATCGGCGTAGCCGCGCCCATAAGTCTCTTAGACGTTGGAGGCGCGGCAGTATTTGGCGCAGCGGCTACAAAATCTACTATGACAACTACGGGCGGCTATACTCCGCACGTTGACGGGCAGATTATTATTCCATTAAAGGCTAATGATGCAGCGAGCCCCGGTTTGGCTTTTGGCGATGGGGATTCAGGGTTCTACGAGACTTCCGACGACCAAATATATCTCAGTATAGCGGGGGCGCTTAAATTTCTGTTTCGCGCATCTGGTATTTCGGCTCAAGGGGCGGGCAATAGCTGGAATCTAAACTATGAGGTTCCTAGTAGCATTAACCCGGTCTATTCATTTGTAAGCGATACCGAAACGGGAATCGGGCGGAGCGGGGCGGGTGCGCTATCGCTTATCTCAACTGGGGTAAATGCGCTGGAAGTCGAAAGTGGCGGGGCAATAGGCATTAACGAAACTTCACCCGATGCGCAATTAGAAATCGCGGGGAAGGCGGCGAACGCCTTTACGTTGTTGGTTTCAAGCGCCGATGCGTCTACGAGTTTATTCTCCGTGGCTGCGGCGGACGGCGATGTAGATATTTTGGGTGACATCACATGGGGCGCGGCCGGAACTCGATCAACCGCTACGGCGGCGGGTAATTTGGACCTCGGCGGGATGCTTGATGTTACGGGGGCCGCGACGCTAGACAGTACCTTAAATGTCGCGGGGAATATTGTCGGAACGGCGCAGCTTGATATTCAAAATACAAGTAGCGCGGACTTCAAAATATTCTCGGATACCGATAATGACGGGGCCAACGACGTAAGAGTATGTTTGGGGACCGATGGAACTAGCACCTGTACTTGGACCTTCGGAATGGACGCCAGCAATTCCAATGCGTACACTTTGGCGAACTCTAATGCGGACCTTAACACTAATCCGCGTTTGGTTGTCGAAACTGGCGGCGCTGTTTTCATCGGGGATACAGCTAATACCGGGATGACGGTCGGGCTTACGGTGAACCAATCGACGAATGATGATTCTATCTTGGACCTCAAGAGCGGGACCGATGTAAGTCATAGCATGACCTCTATCGCGGAAGCAGATACATACGGGATAATGGTTAAATCGGCAGCTACAAGCGGGGGATTGAGGATTCGGGGGTTGTCTGATACCGACGCTAATGCCCTCAGATTGGATGCTTCTATTGGCGATAATAACCCGACAGATTCAACTCCGGCTATTATATTGTCCGGGTCTAAATATAATGCGGGGACTAATGTTACGACTTTGGCAGATGCCGAAACCGTAATGGAAGTTAGAAATAATAATACGACTCTTATGACGTTATTCGGTAACGCGATTGTTAGATTCGCCAATGTAGCCGATTGCGATGCTTTAACCCCTGGCGCGGTGGGTGAACTCTGTACTGAAAATGACGCGACCACGCCGATATGGGTAAGCACTTCTACGGCGGCCGGAGGGTTCGCGGCGTTGGCATTACAGTAATGCGCAACCTACTCTTAGCCGTCGCGCTAGGGGTTTTGCTAGGTACGGGATTATCTTACGCGGGTAAGACGAAACCCGAACAGCATACGGACTTTACGTTGGCGGTGTTCCACGGTTTTATGGACGCCGGGCATACTAAAGAAGTAGCCGATCGCGCGGCCCGCGAGTTTTTGCCATGCGAGAGACACGCGATGATCGTACTAGGTGTAAAGGATAAATGATGCGGCTCAGTGTTTTGGTTTGGTTGACGCTCATCGCGTTTTTGGTTGGGTTTTTAAGCTCAATGGGGGGATAAATTATGGCGAGTGAACTTCAAGCCGTTTCGGCAAGCGGGACCGTTTACGCCATAATCATTAATTCCGCTGGCCTCTGGTACAATACGGCCACTTCCGCCTTCGAGGCGTACAACGCTTCCAACTATACGAGCTACGACGTTGCGATGACGGAAGAAGGCGATTCCGCCGTTTACGTTGCCGATTTCCCCTCCGCGATAACGGCGGGCGGAACCTATCGCTATTTCGCCAAGCGCCAAGCGGGCGGCTCCCCCGCCGAGGCCGATACAACCATTTCCCACGGCGCGGTCGATTGGACCGGCACCGTAGCCGTAACCTCCGTTGCGGGCTCCATGACGGGCTCCGATTGGCGCGATTACGTTTTGCGCGGCGGCTTCAAGCGCACCGATAAGGACACGGAGCTATACGAGGCTACTACGGACGTAATCAAGGATTTGCGCCGTGATTTCATGTTCGACGAGGCGAAGGCCGAGGCTACCACGACCGACACGATAAGCGTACTCGGAGATTTTAAGATAAACGTCGAGAGCGACTTGGGGTTAATTTTGGGGATCGTGCTAGAGGATGACGATACGGGGACGCCGCTTGTCCAAAAAACTAAGGCCCAATTCGACCAAATCTATCCGAGCATTAACGTCGATACAGATAAAGGATACCCCCGCCATTTCACGATTTACGCCGGGAGCATCTACATTGGCCCCATTCCCGATCAAACGTCTTATTCTTATCGGATTAGCTATTCGAAATTGGGTGGAACGATTACTAGCTCCACGACCGGCGTTCCTTTCACCGCCGCTTATCGCGATATGTTGCGTCTCGGCGTTTTGGCGGAATTGTTCGAGCAACTTGAAGAATTTGACCGCGCCCAATACTATTTGGCGCGTTTTGAGCAAAAGAAGGAAGTCGCGCTCCGGCGTGAGAGGCAGAACGCGGGGGCGGGGCATTTTAACGTAGCGTATAACGATTGCTAAATGGCATTGAAATTTAATATTCCGCTCCCCTCCAAGGGCCTAGTTGTCGATAGGCCCGCTGAGTATATCGACGCGCGTTCCGCGTCGGCGCTCAGTAACATGGAGATAAATCGTAATATCATACGCTCGCGTTTTGGTACAACCACGCTCGGCGCTTCTTTGGGCGAGAGGGTCCAACGCTTTTTTGAGCTACAAGTCGGGAACTCTACGCGCCTTTTTCGCGTGGGGACTACAAAGGTAGAAGTATTGAACAAATCGACGGAAACCTGGGCGAGTGTTGCCACTTCGGCCCTGACCGGCACTGCCGCCGACCCCGTTGATTTTGCGTTCCCGCTTTTAAGCGGCGAAAAAATCGCCGTCTATACCAATGGAATCGACGTAATAAAGAAGTGTTCCATTACGGGGAATGACGCGGCGTTGGGCGGAACGCCCCCCAAAGTCAAATTCTTAAAAGCGTTTAACACCTATCTCGTCGCGGCCTATGTAACCGATGACGGGTCGGGCAATACCTTTTATGCCCGCGTCCAATGGAGCGATACCGGCGATCCCGAGACTTGGACGGGCGGGAACTCGGGGAGCGTTGATCTCCTTGAGGACCCCGAGGACATAACGGGCTTCGGCGTATTTGGCAATTTCTTGACGGTCCATAAGGCTAACTCGATTTATGTCGGGCAAGTTCTATCGACTTCCGCCGTTTTCCGCTTCGACCGAAAAGCAACAGGCGTCGGCGCTGCGGCAAACGCCACTATTCAAAACATTCCGACGGGCGAACAAATCTTCTTAGCGAGTGACGGGATACATTTATTCAATGGAATCACGGCCCCGCTAATCGACTCGCCCGTTCAAGATGAACTGCGCGAAGAAATGAACCCGGCCAATCTTTTTAAGGCGCAGGGTATTTTCGTCGAAGAATTAGATGAGTATTGGGTTTGCGTTCCTACGGGGTCCGATACCGAGCCCCAAACGGTTTATAAATACAACTGGCGCACGAAGCAAATCTACAAAGACTCACGCACCAATTTAACTGCGTTGGGCATATTCGAGAATACGCAAGAAGATACTTGGGATGATAGGACTGGAACATGGGACGCGGACACGACGCGGTGGAGTTCCCAAACAAATTTGAGTCTTAACCCCGTTGTGATCGTCGGGGATTCGGCGGGGGTGACGGCAGAACGCACCGCTAACAGCTTTGACGATGCCGGAGTCGCGCTTACAAATCGCATAGACACCAAAGATTTTACCGCTACGGATTTAGGGATAACCGACATTGATAGAATTATGCGGTGGAAGGGGTTGGAGATTTGGGCCAAAGGGAGTACCGCGAAAGTCTACTATTCGACCGACAGCGGTTCGACCTTCACGCTTATTACAAATTTAACCCTCGCGGCGGACTATCCAGGGGACGACTCGCCGCTTAACGTCTATTTCGATGTATTTAGCTCCAAGATACGGTTTCGTTTTGAGAACACCGTGACGGAAGAAAGTTTTACGCTTAAAAAATATCAGATAGAGGCATCGGTTCGGGAGTCGCGTAAATAATGACGAGATACGAGGACCCAAATTTTCCATCGGTATTTGTCGATAACCAAAAAGGGCTTCGACAATTCGACAAAGATTTAATTACGGTTTTGGGCGGGTGGAGTCAGACGCTTAAATTCATCTTGGATCGGGGGATTTCGCTAGATGATAATATTGACGCCGTTGTTGCGTCGTTTACGTCGAACGCCTCGCCCGATACCGAAGATACCGTGGCTCACACTTTGGGGAAAATCCCAACGTATTTTATCGTCGGAGACATTGACAAAGGGGGCGTCGTCTACCGAAGCGGAACGGCGTTCACCAAAACAAACGTATATTTAAAGACTTCGGTTGCGAGTGCTGCCGTTAAAGTTATATTGATTTGATCTAGGGTAAGGAGGAGATTATGGGAGTTTGGGATGCTGCGACGCCAGCCGGTTCGGACCCGATTAGCGAGGGTGATGATCGGATTAGAGAGCTAAAGACCGCTTTGGCGGAAGCGTTGAGCCATGAGGGCTCGACTTTCCCCGGCGCAACCCCTTTGTCTACGCCCATCTTTATTCCTGGTATGCAGCGGGATACGACAGCTAACCGCCCTACCGGGGATTCCCTGGTTACGGCGCGGTTTTACGCTAACACCACGCTTAACGTAATCGAGCGGTACAATGGGTCAACGTGGGACGCCGTTGCGACGCTTCTCCCTAGCGGAACGAAAATGCTTTTTTACCAAGCGTCTCCGCCGACCGGCTGGACCGCCGTAGCCGTTAATGATAAATTTCTTCGCGTTGTTACCTCCGGTGGGACGGGCGGAACTACGGGCGGCAGCGGGTTGGTCCCCTCGGGCACAATTACACTCGCGCATACTCATACGGTGAACTCGCATACGCATACCGGCCCGAGCCATACTCACTCAACTCCGAATCACTCCCATCCATTTCTTACGGACTTGGCGGGGGATTTGGCCGCAGGGACGGCGAATATTAACGCGGCTAACGCGGGCGGCGGAGCGATTTCGCAAGGCGGCGGCGCGGGGTCTACCCACTCGACCCTTTTGGCGAGTACAACGACGAGCGGCTCGGGGACGACCGGCGCGGCTGGAACGGGCGTTACAGGCGGCACCGCCCCCGGCACCAATTCGCAGTTATCGAACACGGCTTTTCAATATGCTGATGTTAGCGTAGGGACAAAAGACTAATGAGCAAAATCTTTAAAGCATTTTGCCCCCTGGTTAAAGGAACGTGCTTAAACGGTTATGTTAAGGGGGTAATGCCCGAAGATGCCGCAACGGGGGAGCGGACGGTTTGCGCTTTTTTCACTAACCTTATGGGGAAAGACCCGCAAAGCGGCGAGACGATTAACGACCCAGGATGCGCCATAGCGTTTATGCCGATAATTACGCTCGAAGGGAATCAAATGACGCGAAGCGTTGCAGCTTCGACCGATAAAGTCGCAACGGAAGTTCGGCACCAACACGCTTCTTTTGTCGGGGCATTACCGCGAGAAGCACAAGAAAGACTTATTACTCATGCACCAAAAGTAATCAAAAAAGACGAGGGGGGCTAAAATGTTTTCTATTTTTTGCGTGGCGTTAATTCATACGGCGGTAATTTACGCGATATCCTCGCTCCCCGCCGCCGATGGGGTTCAACTCGCGATCGCCCCATTAGCACTCGGGGCATTAAAAGCCGCCCCCGCAGTTTTAGGACTTCTCGCGCCGCTCCTCGGGGGCAAACAGACCGCGCAACAAGGCCCGCTTCAAACGCCCGAACAGTTGGCTGCGCGTCAGCAGCTTTTAGATTTTGCTCAGACCGGCAAATTCGGTGATTTCCAGGCCGGGGCTGAAGTCCCGTTACAGTTTGGGGATTTCGCCGCGACGGGGCTGGAACAACAAGGACTTTCCTCTTTGGGGAAACTTTTATCGGAGGGCATCCCCGAGCAATTTAGGTTGGGGACTGACGCGCTCCAAGATATTTTGGCAACTTCGCCAGAGCAAGTCGAAGCGCAGTTTAGCCCATTCAAGGCGCAAGTCGAGCGGCAGATAAAGGAAAGTGACGAAGCGTTAAAGCGCCGAGCCGCGTTTGGCCAAAATCTTTTCTCTACCGACACCATTCAGCAGCTTGGAGATATTGGGGCAAGGGGCAACGAGGCGCTAACGGCTGAATTGGGCCGCTTAACGAGCGAGGACTTAAATCGCCGCCTCGCGGCAGTTCCCCTCGCGTTCCAGGCCGGAGAGGCGCAACAAGGCGCAGGGTTGCAGCAGATCGCCGCTTCGCAGCAGTTTGGGGGCTTAACCCGCCAACTAAATGACGCCGCAATCAAGGCGCGCGACGCGGAACTCCTACGGCGGCGCGAAGAATTGAAATTGCCCATTACAGCGGCATCGACCGTCGCGGGGACGCCAGCCCAATTCGGCGTTGAATCCGTTTCCCAAAGCCCCTTCCAAGACCTTTTGGGCTTGGTTGGGAAAGTCAGCGGGCAAGCCGTAAGCGACGCGATCTTTAAGCGACAATTCCCTAACGAGAAGCCGCGAAAACCGTCGGTAGGGATACCTAATCAAGCCGACCTTATTCGGAGACTAATTGATACGAGGAACGTCTAATGGCCGCGTCAGTCCAAGAATTATTGGCAGTTCTGCAAGCGAAGAAAAGCCCCGTCCTTTCGCTCCTTGAGGGCTTCGCCGGGGGGATCGGAACGGGATTGCAAACTGCCCCCGATCGATTCGCGAAAATCGCGGCCCTGCGCCAAGCGGAAGAAGATACGCGCCGCCGCGCCGAGACGGATAAGATGCTAAAGGGGATGCTCGGACAAGCCCAGGACAAAAAGGCTAAAACGGGGTTAAATGATATAGCCGCGAACCCCGCAGTTTCCGCCGAGCCATCCTCGAAGCTGCGCCTTGCGAGTATCTCTCCCGATGCGCGCGGGTTCCTTAAACCGACCTTCAAATCCGATTCATCTATATCGCGCGACCCTCAATCATTCCAAGCCCTCATAGTTCGGGCTATCGAAAACGGAGAAATGTCACGCGAAGAAGGGATGCAACTATTCCGTGAAAAAGCGTTCCCCCAAATTATAACCGACCCCCTCGGGCAGAAAGTCAAAGTAACCCCCGAAGGCACCAAGCCTATCGCGCCGATTGATGTGATCGGGGACGCTGCGAGTGATGCCGTAATTAAATTGCGCCAAACTGCGCCCAAATTAGCCGACCGATTCGATGCAATTTGGGACGCGAGTTACCCCGACGGCAACCCCATCATTCGGCAAAGTGTCGAGGGGGCGAGTGCTGCGGCTCACGTTCAAAGGATTCTGAAAGCCAAAACTCCAAGTCAGGTGGGGCTCAATTCTCTCGGGTTCTATTTTGCGCGAATGGCGGGGTCTAACAGTCAGTTATCAGACGCCGAGCGTGAAGTTTTCCAAGAGCCGATAAGATTCATAGACCGAATCTTGAACAAAGCGACTAAATTCGTTTTTGGTGATTTAAGTCCGCAGATGAAAAAAGACTTAATAAACTTAGCGGATAAGATCAGTTTCCGCGCCAAAGACCAAGCGCGAAAATTGGTGGCCGCGCAAGAACGAAAAGCGAAATTGGCGCTTGGAAGTTTTTATAAGCCGGGGATTGCAGCCGCTTTCCCTCGGGTGGATGATTTGATTACGCTAGAGCAAGAGGCGGTTTCCCCCGAAGAAGCGGCGAGACGAGCGGCGGCGGCTGCAACCGATAACGGAGTTAAAATCCTCGATGTGAGGCCCAAATAATGAGTGTATTTCAAGTTGACCTCGAAATTGGGGGGAAGCCTTTTACAATCGAGCTTGAAGCGTCCGATGCAGAGCAAGCGCGCACCTTCGCCCAACAAAAAGCCGCTACCCCCGAAGGCGCGCAAGAAATGATCCAGCTTGCCGCCGAAACAACTAGCAAGGACGACGATAGGAGCGTTTTGCGGAAAGCCTGGGACGCTCTTACGGTGCCGGAAGAATTGTCCCGCGAAGGGCTCACCCAAATAGCCGAAGCTATCCCTAAGCGAGTCGGCGGGGGCGTACCGTCAAAAGGCCCCGTTGAAGAAAGCCTCCGAGGCGCTCCGAGGATCGCCGCCGAAACCCTGGCGGAAGTGGCTCCGAGCTTCGTCTCTCGCGGATCGCTTCTCGCAGGGGGGTTAATTCGGGGCGGGCAAGCCGCTGCTCCTATAGCGAAAGCGGTTGGAAAGACCATAGCTAAAGGCGCGGAAAGTATATCGGGGCTTAAACATCTTTCTTCTGGTGTATTAACCGAAGTTGCCAAAGACCCATCTTTACTTGTCGGGGCCGGGAAAGAAACGGCGAGAACAGCGTTTAAGGGGCTAGAAGAGACGGGGAAAGGCGTCCCAAAAGCGTTTGCTAAGGTCACAAGCAAAAAGAAGTTCGTAGAAATGGCGCATAAACTATTTCGAAAAGGGAAGCTAAACCCCCAAACGGCATTTGCCGCGCGCAAAGAATTAGACGCGATCAAAGACCAATTCCCGAAACGGACCTTCCGCTTATGGCGAAAAAATTTCGACACCCTCGCAAAAAAGATTACCGAGGCCGCTGATACGGGGTTTCAACGTGCGATTCGATCCGAAGCGCTACGGACTCTTCTCCCCGTAGGGAAAACGGGGGAGCCAGCATTTTTTAGAATGGGGTTAGCAGGGCTAGGCGGCGCGGGGTTAGGTGTGCCAGGAGTGGGGCTACTTCTAAGCCCTGCGCTGCAAGGACTCGTTGCCGCTTCTACGGGGGTCGGAGCGAAAGCGCTTTCGGGGGTTACCCCCGCAGCCGGAGCGGGTCTTTCGGGGGCGCTACAGGCCGCTCAGAGTTTTAGAAGCGGCAAAACGGGTCAACCCCTCCCCGCCGAAAAAGAGTTTCAAGATTGGTTCAAGGGCCAAGCTAAAAAACTAGGCTTGAACCCCGATCCTGACGACCCGAGGCATTTTTACGATTGGCGCGCGGCCTTTGCGGCGGGCGCAAAACCCGATGCCCAAGGACATTGGCCCTCGGAGTTTAAGCTAGATGGGCATCCTAACCTCATCATTGAGGGGCGAGGCACACGAACCGACCAGCCCGTAGGGACCGAGGAAGATATTATCCTCGACGAGAAAACCGCAAAGAGCATAACGGGCATCGCTCCGGCCCCTCCGGGGGTCCACGGAGTACCCGACGTTATCCGGCGGAGTTTTCGTTGAGGCCCCTGGCCCTAGCGGGGCTCATTCTCCTCGTCTCGGGGGGTTGCGCCTCGATTTGTAGGCAGCACGACGCCGCGAAGCAAGAGGAGGCGGTGCTAAAAGCCTGGGATTTAGGATTAGATAAGTGAAATATCGGCGGCTTGGCAAAAGAGGAGTAGATTGGCTTCCTCGGCAAGCCGCGTCAAGCGCCCCCGGTTGGGGGCCGGACAGTTGGATTAATATTAAAGACGGTCCCTCCATTCCCGTAGCCGGACTCCCCGACGAAGCGATGGTCGAACTCTATATGCAAATCCAAGCCCCTCTTTGTTCTTATATCCCTGGCACATTTGATTGTGAAAATTTTGCTCGTTGGTACGCGAGCCACGTTTCGGAACTATGGGGTCGGCTCATGCAACGCGGAGTGACAGAGGAAAGAATGTTGCTTGACCAAGGGGTAGTGAGCGGCAAAATCCCGGTCGGGGAATTGCCCGCTGGAAATCACGCCGCGAATTTTTTCTTTAACGACGTAGGAGTTTACCGAATATGGGAGCCCCAACAACGCCGCCTTTTGACCCAGGACGAAGTGAACAAGTCCGAAGAAATTTGGGATTTGGAGTATCATTAATGGACAAGAAATTCGTCGTCCCTGCTCTCATGGCGGCGGGCGCGGTTGCGGCGGCGATTGGCTTCGGCTCCCCTTCGACGCGCATGACTAAGTTAGAGAACAAAATCGAAAAGGTCGAATCGCGCGTTAATACTCACGACGTAAGATTTGCCGAAGTTAAAAAAGATTTGGAACACATCGCCAAAGGCGTCGATGAACTATTGCGCCATAACCGTCGATCTTCGCGGCGATCTGATAGAGGCGGTGAGGTTGACCCGTGAGAAAATTAACCCTAGTCCGCCGCGAGACGAGCGACGAAGGGACTTTCGGAATCCTCCTTCTCGACAATATAAAATATTATACGCTGGAACGCCCCTGGCGCGACAATAAGCCTTATGTTTCATGTATCCCGCGCGGAGAATATACCGGGGTTTGGACTTATAGCCCCAAATACGACAAAAATATGTATATTGTGATGGGAGATCACGGCCGCGAAGGCATAAGAATCCACTCCGCTAATTGGGCCGGGGACGACGAGAAGGGCTGGCAATCGCAGCTTTTGGGCTGCATAGCGTTGGGGAGGAGCCGGGGGCGGTTAGCATATAAAGGCGGCCCCGCGCAGAAGGCGATTATCGCCTCTCGTATGGCGATCCGAGAATTTGAAGAGACGCTTAACGGCGAGACGTTTGAATTAGAGATTAGAGACGAAACGGAGGATGAGTGACATACTTTATCGTGACTTGGGTTGAGTATACTTTGCCAGGGGGGCTTTTTGGTAAGTTCATCCCCGACCATTTGCACCCGATTTTGGGCGAAGCGCGTCCGCAGATCAAAGTTCATACGCAACGCCAAGATGCTTTTCGCCACGTTAGAAGATTGGGGAAAAGCGCCCATCCACGCCTTTATTGGTGCGAAAATTTAAAGTACCATGAAAAAGATATAGATTGGTCGGTAAGTGCAAACATCGAGGGGGAGTAAATGAAGAAGCTGTTAATTGCAGGAATGTTAGGGTTTTTGGCAACGTCCGCCAGCGCCGGAGTCTTGGGTATTTTCTCCGCAAAGAGCGTTGAATATGTCAAGGCGCGGATAAGCGAGACTCGGGGCGGGTACACCATGTCCTTTGACGGAACGAGCGGCGGATCGCTGTACTTGCCGCTTCGTTGGACGAAGGGGCCGCGAGTATTAGAAATGGGTGCCGGTTATCATCTACAGGAAGGCGGAAACGATAAGCCCTTCCTATACGCCGGAGCCGACGTTAAGGCCCTCTATCGCGCCACGATTAAGAAGTGGCTCAACTTGGGCGAATACATCGAGGGGCCGGATCTCCCTTCCGTTTACCTTTCCACTTGGGTCAATTCGTACCAGGGGGGAACGTGGGTCGTGGGGTCCGAAACGGGCGTTCAGGCTTCGGTCGAACTCCTTTCCTTTGGCGAGGGTGGATAAAAATTATGATTGGCGGAAAAAATTGGTGGGACTCGAAGTTTATTAATTCCGTCGTAGCGTCGGCCTTCTTTATCCTGGCGGATAAACTAGGTTGCGACCCTTCTACGGTGCTTAGCATCGCTACGGTTTTTGGTATAAAGATACTAAAGCAAGGAGCGATAGACGAGAAAAAAGCGGGAGCCGTTCCGCCCCAAACCCCCGCGCCTAATTGACGATCGACCGTTCGTGTGGGGGAAAAAGTCCCTTACACGGATGGTTGACGTTCTTCGCGCCGCCTTCCGTACTCCGCGATTAAAAGGGCGTCCGCCGTCGCGTGAGTAATTTTTAAGCGTGGAAAAAGTTCGATCGCTTTCCTCTTCGAGACGTTTTTGTTTCCGCCCGTTAAACAGCCCATCGCGGATTGCCAAACCATAGGCGGGACGCTAATTAATTTAACATTCGCCATAAGCAGCATCCCCCTAACGAGCTTATAGATTCCGCCGAAAGTAAAAGCCCCCTTCCCCCCATCGCCCTTTATGAAGCCCACTTTCTCGACGTAACAGATTCGACTGTTTTGGAACGGTAAGAGGTTGATCTGAGACTTAACGATTTCGAGAATGTCCGTCTCCGTCATCGAGCGGTTAAAGGGGAGCGCCTTATTCCAGTACGGATCGCTAAAAACCACGGCGAGCCCGCCCGTTACCCCAGGATCGTAGCCCATAACGGCGGTCATTTTAACCGGACTTTAAGCAAGTCCCACGCTAATTTTCTAAGAATGTCTCCGACAAACACTAAGTGTTCTCCGCATTTAGGGCAAATAGCGTTGCCTTCAGTGTCAAACAGCCCATTAGTGCTTGAGTCGGCGGGCGGCATTTTTGGTACTTGTCTTATCTCGGTATTAGTGTCGTTCATTTCCTATACCTTTCCCCGACCCATCCTTCGGCCTTAATCGGGCACCCACTGGCCCAAAGCGGGGTGTTTGTCATGTGGAGGATAAAATCCTTGACGCAATCCCCGCGCTCCGCGCTGACTTCCGCTAACAATTCATCGTGAACGGTCAGCACCGTCTCGTACCCCGCCGCCTCGCACTTGAACATGGCATTTACCATGAGATCGCGGGCCGTCGCTTGGGTTACATTTTCGACGAGCATCCCGCCATACGCTTTTAAGCGCGCCCATTTATGGGTTTGGGGGTGAACGCCCCAAAAGCGGATTTCTTCGCGTTGGCCCCATTTCGTTTCTTCTATGGCGATAGAAGGAGCGTAATAGCGCAGTATTCGAGTCGAGGGGAGGGTACACTCCAAAAATCTCCCGTCTGCGCTAATAGCGAATTGAATCTTCCCGCCCGCCGCATACTGGCGCGTCCCCGGCAATTTAATCGCGGCTATCGCCGCCCCTTGCGCCGAGTACCATAATTGCTTAACTAGACCATACTTTTCGCGATATGCGGAAACCGCCGTCTCCGCCAATTCTTCCGAGATTACCACATTCCCCTGCTCCCAACAAGTCTCTTTAAAACGCTTCGCGCCCATTTGATAGCCGCAGCCCAAAATTGTTCGCTTACCAATATCGTACTCTTTTAGGTGAGTCTCTTTGGTTATCGCGTTATTTTTGAAAATGTATTGGGCCATTTCTACATAGGGGCTCTCGCCTTTTCGGTATGTATTCAACGCCGCCTCGTCACCGGCCAGCCAGAATAATACCCGCGCCTCAATCGCGTTAAAGTCGGCGCAAACTAATTGCTTCCCCGGCCCCGCGATAAACATTCCCCTAAGCGCCGCGCTTAGAATTTCCATCGAGTTTTCGGCGTATATGGCTTTAAATAAATTTATGTCTCCCCCTTTTATGCTAGTGATCGCGCTGCTTAATTGCTTGGGCTTTAAGCCTTTGGGGAAACGCCGACTCCGCCCCGAAGGGAAATTCTGCGGTTGTAACAACTGCGCCGTCCAACGCCCCGTCCCCGCGCCATGATAGCGCATTAACCCCCGCGCCCTATTGTCGGGGATGCCCGCCACAATCCCCAACGCCCTTTTGTATTTAGAGGTAGAGGACTTATTAACTTGCCCCCGAATTTCGACTATATCTTTGATAAGATAGGGAGTTTGGGGCGAATCGAGAAGTTCGGCAATTTTGGTTTTGTCGATTGAATCGAGATAGACACCCCCCTCTTCAAGCCCCAATTCATCTTCGAGCGACCCCTTGACGGGCGGCGATACGCGCCAATTTTTATGTATAAACTTCTTCATCTTGGCAAGTTGCGTCCCTTTCGGTACTTCGCCGCGCGTTAATTTCTTGATACGCGCATTTAGTGAATCCGTCAGCGGGGCCGTAAGTTCGGCGGCTTTCTCGCATAGCGCCGTATCAATACAAATCCCGCGCCTGTTTATAACCAAATCAAGATTCCAAACTTTTTTCTCTTCTCGCGAAAGCGGGGGCAGCACCTTATCCAATTCCATTTCAACCTTAACGTCTTGAGCGCAATAGCGATAAAGCCTTTGGAGAAGCGCGGGGTCGTTGTTAAACTTCCCGTCCTTTCCGGGACTACATAGCTTTCGCATAACCGCCGAGCCCCCCATATCTTTCTGCGCCGATATACGCAACGCCGCCGCTGCCATTTCCAAAGAGTGAGGAAGCCGACAAGCGGCGGCTCGGGCCATAGTACAATCCCAATGGGTGGGGTCGAGCTTCGCGGGCCAGCCGAATTTTTTATGGAGGATTAAATTGTAGATTGCATATTCAAAAGGCGCGTTATGTGCTACGATAATGGATTCGTTTAAATCGAAGGGGACGAGGCGGTTATGCCAATCCCCATGCAGGGATACGAAAGGCTCTTTTCCTTCCACGCCCCAAGCGGAGCAAAGTATTTCGGTCGAAGGGTGGGCGGCATAGGCCCAATATCCGACTTGCTTTAAATCAGCTTCCGACCGGCACTCAAAATCTAAGTGTAGTTTCTTCATGTTTAGTTGGTCATCCCCCGCACCCCCGCCCGATCATCCTAGTCGGGCGGGGGGCGTTGGAATACCTTTATCCTATCGGAGTCCCGCTAACGGATCGACGCCCGCAACAGGGGCATCGACGGGAGCGGCGGGGGCGGCGGCGGCACCGGGGATGGGCTTGAAGTCGTTTTCCGGCCTATTTTTCCCGGAGAACGGATCTCCGTCCCTCACCTTCTGAATGTTGCGAAGTCCAAACGATACGCCGCTTTTTCCCATATACGTCCAAGCATAGGCGTTGAGCGTCGCAATCGCATAGCAGCCCGCGTAGAAGTCCGACGGCATGAGAATCGGCTTATTCTGCTCGTTCACAATGCCGGGGCGCTCGATGGTGCTGGCGGAACAAAACACCGTTCCCGCGCCGTATCCATCGGACTTCTTCTCTTCCCCTTTCCGGAAAGGGAACTTTAGGTTGGCGGGCCATTGAGTCTTATCGGCCCCCCACTTCGCGGCAGCGGTTTGGGCCAACAAGGCACCCATTTCGCCTAAATCCGCGACCTTCTCGCCGGGGTTTGCGGTTGAAGCGTCGATACGGAAAATCATCTGTATCGAATACTTTTCTTTGTCCCCTGCGTTTACGGCCTTGGGTTGGAACACTTCGGGGAAAGACACCCGAAATTCCGGCGTGTAGACCTGATTCGTTTTTGTCATCTTTGTAGCTCCTTTTAGCTTTTTAGTTGGTTTAACTTCATTTTGCGAACAACATTTCTTCGGCACTCAGTTGCGGCGCGCCGAAGTCTAGCTCTACCGATGATTTTGCTTCCGTCCTCTTATCCGAAGAAGGCACCATCGTTTTCTTTGGGTCGGCGCATTGAGTTAGGTTCAACGCAGCCAACGCCTTTTTCCCTACTACCTTGTCCATCGCGGCGGGGGATTTGAGCTTCGTTTCATACAGCACTTCATCCCCTAACGCTGCGCCGAATTTTTCCTTCAGCGCGTCCTCGGCCCCGGGCTTCCACTTTCGATTCCCCGGCCGACCCAATACCAATTTGTATCCTGGTACTTCTTGCCCCGCTTCGAGCATGGCTTTGGCCCTAATGCCCGCTTGCTCAAGCCAATTCTCAATCGGCTCTCGCCACTTGAGGATCGCCGCCAGCTTTTCGACCGGCAACGTCTCAACGTCGGGGAGTTTTCCGCCCTTCGCGGTTGGCGCGATAGCGAAGTCCATTTGGGCTTGCCGTTGCGCCTCTTCCCCTATAGCGTTACAAAGCGCAACGCCCTGCGCGTCGAAGCTATTAGCTGGACACCATTTGCACCATGCCCCGGCCCTTGGCTTTTCTTGAGGATCGCGGGTACGCTTCGCCGCTTCCTTCATTTCCTTTTTAAAGGAAACTATGCGCGCTTTCGGCATAACCCATCTTCGCTCCGGCCCGTCGGGGTGAAACGCTCTCGGTTGAACGATAACCAATTCGATCTTATCGAACGCTTGCCCCGCGACTGTATCCATAGCCCCAACTGCATACGTCATAAGCTGCGAATTTTCCGCAACTTCAACGGCGTGGCCCTTCCCATACTTATAATCATAAACTATAAGCGTACTCCCACGTTGGAAGAGGAGAAAGTCCACGCTCCCCCACAACTGCTTGTCGATGCTCGATGCCTGGACTTTCGCTTCGCATAACGACTCAACGGCGATAGGCTTTTTAAACGTCTTGGCGTCGCGCTTAACTATGTCGCGAAACATTACCGCGCCTTCAACCATTTCGTTCGTTATGTCTACTTCGTATTCGCCGTAATGCACTACCGCGCC